GGTACGCAGCAGCGCAGAATTTAACTAGCTACGAATTTCTATAGAGGTTTCCTTCCGTGGGGCTAATAGTCAACAAATTACAGCTTGCTGAAATCATCGGCGTTTCAGATCGGACACTGACAACTTGGCAGAAGAACGGACTACCAATAAAGGTAGACGGGGCAAGGGGTGAGGCCAATAAATACGACACTGAAGACGTCATACAGTGGATGATAAATCGGGATGTTACAGCAGCGATTTCAGGCCCCGGCGGTGGTACGGAAAAACACGACTACGAAACCGAACGGGCAAGGCTGACTTTTCACCAAGCAAACAAGGTCGCGCTTGAAGAAGATATCCTGCGTGGCACATCAATTCTGTCATCTGACGTTGAGGCTTTTCAGTCGCGCATGATTGCAGCGTTTCGGGCAAAGTGTTTGGCCTTGCCGACAAAGACAGCGCCCCGAATCGTTTATCTGGACAGTCTTGCAGAGGTAGAGGCCGAATTACGGTCGGCAATTTATGATGCACTTACAGAACTTTCAGAGTTTAGATTTTCAGACTACGGTATACGATCAGTTCCAGACGCTGGTACAGAGGATAACGCCGCCGCCGAATCTGACAGTTAGTTCATGGGCTGACACATACCGGAGACTATCCAGCGAGGCTAGTGCGGAGCCTGGCAGATGGAGAACTGACAGAGCAGAATATCAGAGGGAAATGCTCGACGCTCTCAACGATCCAGCCATTGAGCAGGTCGTCGTTATGAGTTCGGCACAGGTAGGAAAAACGGAAATCCTCCTGAATCTGATCGGCTATTACATTGACTACGACCCAAGCCCAATATTGTTGTTGCAGCCAACGCTAGAAATGGCGCAGACGTTTTCAAAGGATCGTCTTGCTCCAATGTTGCGAGATACGCCAGCATTGCGCGGGCAAGTGGCTGATGTAAAAAGCAGGTCGGCGGGCAACACGATGTTGCACAAGACGTTTGCAGGCGGTCACATCACAATGGCTGGCGCGAACAGTCCGGCGTCGCTGGCATCGAGACCGATCAGGATATTGCTCGCCGATGAGGTGGACAGATACCCGGCAAGCGCAGGCGCGGAAGGCGACCCGGTAAATTTGGCGAAAAAGCGGACAACGACATTTTGGAACCGGAAAATAGTTCTTGTTTCAACGCCGACGATCAAAGGCGTTTCGCGAATTGAGGCGGCGTATGAGGACAGCACGCAAGAGCGTTATTGTTTGCCGTGCCCCTCATGCGGCGACTATCAGCAGATCAGGCGTCAGCACATTGAGCACATTCGCGAGGACGAGAAGCTTGTCGCAGTACACGCGAGTTGTGAGCATTGCGGAACTATCCACACAGAAAGCGAGTGGAAGATTCAGCCGGGCAAATGGATCGCAGGCGCAGAGCATCACAAGTGTCGTGGGTTTCATCTTAACGAGTACATGAGCCCTTGGCGTAAATGGCTTGAGATCGAGCAAGATTTTTTAATAGCAAAACGCTCGCCCGAGACACTAAAGACGTTTGTTAATACATCCCTTGGTGAGACCTGGGAAGAGGACGTCGGCGAACAACTAGACCACTCTGCATTGTATGGCCGCAGAGAGCATTACAGGTCTGAAGTGCCAGTTGATAACTGTGTTTTAACTGCGGCAATCGATACGCAGGATGATCGCTTCGAAATCGATGTTGTTGCGTGGGTGTCAGGAGAGGAATGTTACCGAGTCAGCTACGAACGATTATACGGCGACTTATCCCGCTCTGAAATTTGGGCATTGCTGGCAAAGCGGCTTGGGCGTCAATTCGTTACGCCAAGCGGGGCGCTGTTAAACATAAAAATCTCGCTGATCGACTCTGGCGGTCACTACACTGACGAAGTCTATCTGTTCAGTAAGCGCCAGGGCCCGCGCAAAGTGATACCGATAAAAGGGCATTCTGTTTCGGGAAAGCCTGTCGCCATGCTCCCGCGCAAGCGGAACGATAAGGGCGTTTATCTCACAATGATAGGCACAGACACGGCAAAAGAGATTATCACTGACAGATTGAAAATCATGGAGCCTGGCGAAGGCTACATGCACTGGCCGGTTAATGATGAGTTTGACGAGGAATATTTTAAGCAGTTAACCAATGAAAGGCGCGTTATCAAGATTGAGCGCGGCAAGCGGGTTATTAAATGGGATGCAGGCGGCAGAAGGCAAGAGCCTTTTGATACTGCCGTTTATAACCTCGCGGCAATCCGATTACTGCAGCAAAACTTCGGTGTTAATTTGTCAGACTGTAAAAACAGTGACGAAGAGAAAGATCAGGCTGAGCAGGCGGTGATTGCTCAAGTAAGCGCCGTCAAGAAACCAAGACGGCCCAAATCAATGATGAATATGGAGGGCTTCTGATGTCCACGGCAACAATGATGCTAGGGCTTTATCTCGATGCGGAAGCAAAGATTCTTGCTGGTCAATCTGTAAAGTTTGGAGAGCGGACTTTAACAAGGGCCGATCTTGCGGAGGTTAGAAAAGGTCGCGCAGAGTGGGAGCGCAAAACAATTACAGAAAGCAGCGGCGGCGCAAGTCATAGCTTGGCGAGGTTCGATTAATGAATTTCATTGATAAAATGATTGCGCCGTTCTCGCCACAGCGAGCATTAGAGCGCACAAAGGCGAGACGAATACTTGCAGCTTATGAGGCAGCAACACAAACGCGCACAAGGAAAAACCCGTCTGACAATTCGAGCGGTAACACTCTTACGGCTAGGGCTGGCGTTGTACTGAGAGGCCAAGCTCGGCACCTTGAGCAAAACCATGATTTGTGTCGCGGCATACTCAGCACGATGGTTGCAAACATTGTCGGGCATAACGGTATCGGCATTGAGTGTCAGGTAAAAAACAAAGACGGCAAGCTAAACAAAGAAGTATCGGCAGAGTTGCAAAAACTGTTTCGCGACTGGTGTAGAAAGCCGGAAACCACGCATCAGTTATCGTGGGCAGCAACTCAAAGAATGATGGCTCGTGCATGGCTGAGAGATGGTGAGGCGTTGAGCAAATCAATTATAGGTTTTCTCCCTGCGCTGAATCACGGTACAAAAGTGCCGTTCTCCATCGAGCTGATGGAGGCTGATCACATAGCGGACGTATCAGACGACAAAAACACGGTGCAAGGCATCGAGCACAACGAATGGGGGCAGGCTCGTTTTTACCTGCTCTATGATCGAAATCCGAACGACCGCATGACGATGAGCGGCGAATACCGACGAGTCAGTGCTGATAAAATCAGGCATGTAAAATTCACCGACCGACTGAGACAGGCGCGAGGCGTGTCTATATTTGCGTCTGTTCTTAACAGGCTAAACGACCTCAAAGACTACGAGGACTCCGAACGCATAGCGGCAAAGATATCGGCAGCAATGGCGGCATACATCAAAAAAGGCTCGCCAGATCAGTACGGAATGACATCGTCGGAAGATGAGGAGCGAGAGTTCGGCATCGGCCCCGGCATGATCTGGGATCATCTTGCCCCGGGTGAAGAGGTCGGGACAATTCAGAGCAACAGGCCATCTCAACTATTACAGCCGTTCCGCGACTCGATGCTAAAAGCCATCGCAGCAGGCACCGGGACGGGTTACAGCTCGATTTCAAAAAGCTATGACGGCACCTATTCAGCGCAGCGGCAGGAACTGGTTGAGCAGTGGTCACAATACGCCATGCTTTCAAACGACTTTATCAGTCAGTTTATCGAGCCGACCTATCGCGACTTTGTGACGGCGGTGCTTGAAGCGCAACTGATCGAAATCCCCGCGGAAGTTGATCGTGAAACGCTGAAGGACGCTGATTATCTAACACCGTCCATGCCGTGGATTGACCCAAAGAAAGAGGCAGACGGATTTGAGCGACTTATCAATATGAAGATTGCTAGTCCTCAGCAGGTTATCAGGCGGCGCGGAGACAACCCGACGAACATACTTGACCAGGCTGAGCAGTGGCAGCAAGAACTAAAAGCAAGGGGGCTGAATGAACCCGAACAAACGCAACCCGCTCCGGCGGGTTTTTTAATGCCCGAGGACAATGAAGATGGAAAATAAATCCTGGTATCAGATCAAGGCACTAGCCAATAGCTCGGCAGAAATCAGTATCTATGACGAAATTGGTGCCTGGGGGGTTTCAGCAAAGTCATTTATGGATGAGCTGAAGTCGGTAGGCGATGTGTCGGACATAACTTTACGACTTAATTCTCCTGGTGGCTCTGTTTTCGATGGCATGGCGATTTACAACCAGCTAAAGAGCCATAAAGCACAGATCACCGTTTATATAGATGGCCTTGCCGCATCCATGGCGAGCGTCATTGCAATGGCTGGCGATCTGGTTGTTATGCCAGAAAACGCCATGCTGATGATCCACAACCCTTGGACGATGACGGCAGGTGATGCGGCAGAGCTGCGGAAAAATGCCGACCTGCTGGACAAAATCAAAACAACAATGCTGAGCGCTTACACAGGCAAAACCGGCAAAACAGAAGATGAAATCAGTGCATTGATGGACGCCGAAACGTGGTTCACAGGCTCCGAAGCGCTTGCGCACGGCTTTGCTGATGAAGCGTATGAGGCGCTTGACATTGCAGCATGTGTCAAAAACTTCGACCTTAGTAAGTTCCAAAATTCACCAATCAAAACGAGCAACATCCCGTCTGCGGTGGCAGACAACAATCAAACGGAGGGCAACATGCCTAACACAACAGAAAAAGCCACTTCAGAAGTGGAGAAAATTGAATCAGCTGTGAAAGCAGCGTTAGCAACAGAAACAGCGCGTAAGAAAGACATCGTAACAGCGTTCGGCGATTATGCCGCGCACCACGGCGAGCTTTTACAGTCTTGCTTGATGGATGAGTCTGTTACTTTGGCAGAAGCACAAAGCAAGCTCATCAAGGCAATGAGCTCCAATACCACGCCAACAGGCTCGCCATCTGTGCGTGTTGAGGTAGGCAAGTCGGGCAGTGAAAGATTCCGTGATGATGCTGTTGAAGCATTGCTAGGCAGGGCGGGAATGGGGAAGGTAAGTTCGTCCAACCCAATGCATGGCCAGCGATTGGAAGCTATGGCTCGCAAATCTCTGGAGCTTTCTGGTACAAACGTGAACGGCATGGCCCCTATGCAAATTGTTGGCGCCGCTTTCACGCAAACATCAAGTGACTTCCCAATCCTGCTTGAAAACGCCATGCATAAGGTTTTGCAAAACGCCTATGCAACACAGGTAGACACATGGTCTCGCTTCTGCGCAACTGGCTCGGTTAGCGATTTCCGTGCACACAGCCGATATCGTGTGGGGAGCTTTGGCAACCTGGACTCATTGAGTGAGGCTGGCGAGTTCAAGAGCAAAGCTATCCCAGATGGTGAAAAAGCATCAATCACTGCTGGCACTAAGGGCAATATCATCAACCTGACCCGCACAGCAATCATCAATGATGACCTGGGCGCGTTTGTAAATCTGGCGGCATCGTTTGGCCGCGCAGCTCGCCGCACGATTGAGGCTGACGTTTATGCCCTGCTTGCTGAAAACTCCGGGCTGGGGCCAACTATGTCGGATGGCAAAACGCTGTTCCATGCTGATCATGGCAACATCGGGACCGGTGCGGCATTGTCGGTGGCATCCATTGAAGCGGATCGCGTGAAAATGGCGTCACAAACAGATGTGAGTGGAAACGATTATCTCGATCTTCGCCCAGAGGCATTGCTCGTGCCGTTGTCATTGGGCGGCACTGCTCGCGTCATCAACGATGCGCAGTATGATCCTGACACCGCCAACAAGTTGCAGCGACCTAATATGGTTCGCGGACTGTTCAATGACATTATTGACTCGCCTCGCCTGGCTGGCACTCGTAGCTATATGTTTGCCAATCCAATGCTTGCACCAACAATCGAAGTGGCGTTCTTAAACGGCGATCAAGCTCCTTTCCTTGAAACCGAAAATGGATTCACTGTGGACGGTGTTCGCTGGAAAGTGCGTCTTGACTACGGTGTTGCCGCAATAGACTACCGTGGTGCTGTTACCAACGCTGGCGCGTAATCAAATCAATTCGGGGCGGTAATACGCCCCACACAAATCAAATTTTGAGGGTTTAAAAATGGCTACAAATTATGTTTATGCGGGTGAAACACTCGACCACACAAACGCAGGCTCGGCGATCTCTTCCGGTGATGTGGTTGTAGTAGGCAACATCATTGGCGTGGCGTTAGTTGATATCGCAACGTCAGGAACTGGCACACTGGCAATCGAGGGCGTGTTCGATCTGCCTAAGGTTGATGGCGCAGTAATTACCATCGGTCAAAAACTGCTTTGGGATGTTTCCGCTGGGAAATTTGACGATAGTCTTGCAACACCGGCTACAGGCGATGTGTCTGTGTGCTGTGTCGCGATGGAGTCAAAAGGCGCAACTACCGGCGGTACAATTCGCGCCAAGATTAATGTTGGCGTTGGCACTGTTGCCTAATAGTTAAAAACTAACAGGAACAGATTGTGCATATACTACATATTGTATGTATGCATAATTTGTTCCGCACTAATCCAATAGCAAAAAACTATTATGAGGCGGCACCATGTTATCTTTTGAAAGCATTGTTGCAGATATGGACGCGACTTTGTTTGATGCGTTTGCTCAAACGGCGATATACGACAGCAGAAGCGCCATCACGATAGTGATTGATAAGGCTGTGCCTTATGCTGACGATGACGGGCAAGTTTTCTCAACGGTTGATGAGATGCACGTTATTGATTGTCGCGGACTAACCATTGAGCTAGGCAAAACAGTACAGACAGACGATAAAACTTACAAAGTACAGCGTTTTTTGAGGCAATCAGGAAGCATCAAAACCTTTGAGGTTGCTTGATGATTACTATCAGCTATCAGGGTCAGACGCTTGACCAAATTTACAAGCGCTATGATCCGGCGATTGTAGAAAAGGCGCTCTCAAGATCAAAAAACAGGGTGATGGACAAAAGCGCTACAGCTTTGAATAAAAAGCTGCGCGAAAAATACTACTTACTTGCTCGCGATGTTAATAAAACGCTAAAAAAACATAGGTCAATCGCAGCAAAAAAGAATGACGCGGTACTTGAGTATGTTGGGCCGCGCTTGCCGCTGTCTATGTTCTCCCCGGCTCAAAAAAATATCAGGGTTACGAGCAGAAAAACCGGCAAAACGATCAGACGCAAGGGAGTGACGGTGAGAATTAAGAAAGGCGCGGGCCGAGTATTAATTAAGTCAATTCCCGCATTCTTGACGAGAGGCGGCACAGAGGTGAGTTACAGAAAGGACGAGAACAGGGAGTCATACCGAACTCCAACAGTTCTATCCGTGCCTGAGATGATTACATTTATGGCACAGCGGAAAGAGTTTGACCGGGTCGTCTCGCGGGAATTTCAGCCCGAATTTGAATCAAACATGAATTTTTACCTTGGTGTCTCGCGATGATCAACGAAATAAAGACGCTGCTAACGAATACTGGCTCTTTTACGTCAGTACAGCTCGCGCAGGACTTGGAAGTAATAGACGACTTTTCAAACACTCCAGCCGCGATTATTTACCAGGGCGATACCACTTTTGGCGACAATCTGACTGATAACTTTGTTGTCCAGGCTGCGAATAAGCAAGTTGCTGTTTTGCTGGTATGCGAAGCCGACAGCGTGGAAACGCTCGAAAATACAATTTTGTCGGCGCTTATCGGTTATCAATACACACCGGCTTATGGTGGCTTCGAGGCAATTAAAGCCGAAAACTACAAGATCACAGGCCACTATTACGCTAGAAAAATCACATTTCTAACGAGAACACACATCCGGCAGACGTAGATTTTTAAAGACTCAAACAGCCCGCTACAGGAGCGGGTTTTTTATTGCCCAGAGGAAAGCAAATGAACGCAGGCGGCAGATATTTGATCAACAAAAAAGGCGTTAAAACGCTTATCGAGCGAACAGACGCAGAACCAGAAAAACCAACATTCGAGCCTCTGGCCGAAGAAATCCCATTAGTAGAAACTGAAAGCGAAGAGGTGACAAATGTTATACACGAGTAGGGTTTTATGGGCCAAAGTCGAAAGCACTTACGGCACAGACGCAACGCCAACAGCGTCAGAATCAATTATCACAACGGGACTGTCTATCCAGCCATATGCCGGAAACACAGTATCAATTGACATTGACGAACCAACGCTAGGCGGCTCGCAGCAGATCAACACAGGCCCAAATGTAACGGTTAGTTTTGGCGTTTACATGGCTGGATCAGGCGCGGCAGGCACAGCCCCGTACTGGGGTCAATTGATGAGGGCATGTGGCTTTAGCGAGACAATTTCAGCATCGACTAGCGTGACATACGAGCCAGTCTCTACGGGTTTTGAGTCATTAACGCTATATTTTAACGTTGACGGTCAAAAGCACGTTATCAAAGGTGCTCGCGGTGACTTTACGTTATCGATGGGGCGCGGCCAGATCCCTGTAATTAATTTTACATTTACCGGACTTTATGCAACGCCATCAGCGGCCTCGATGGCGCTAGATAAAACAGCGTTTATTTCGCCGTTGCCAGTCACTAAAACCAACACTCCAACGTTTACATTGCAAGGTTATGCAGCGCTGGCTGAAAGCTTCAGCTATTCGCAAAACAATAACATTGTTTATCGTAACGTTATCGGTGGTGAGAATGTGTTGCTAACCAATCGAGGCCCGTCAGGCCAGTTTTTGATTGAGGCACCCGCGATTGGTACAAAAGACTTTTTCAGCGCAGTTGAATCGCATGATGGCATTACGACCGGAGCATTCCAAATCGTCCACGGCACCACGGCGGGTAACATCATCACGATTGACGCGCCAGCGGTGCAGTTGACCTCAATCAGTGAGCAGAACTCAGACGATATTGAAATGTATCAGATGGACGCTCAATTCCTGAATGCTAGTGGTGACGACGACTTTGTTATCACTTTAACCTGATAACAAAGCGGGGCGCTCTGTTTAGCCGTGGGGCGTCTCGATATTTAGGCAACGGCTAACAACTAAACGGCTAACAACTAAACGGCTAAATAAAGAGGTTTTATCATGTTAAAAATTACACCAAAAACACTAATCAAAATCGTCGTAGAAGGTTTTATCCCAGGCGACCTGGACGAACAAACAGCATTTGATTTTGTGGCTACGTGGGATGTTGTGAGTAGTTCGCAACAAGAAAAAATACTAGACGGGAAGAAAGAAACAAAACAGGTTTTGCTTGATCACCTGAAAGATTTAGAGGGGGTGTCTGACGAAGCGGGCAAGCCCATAAAATTCAGCGCTGACTTGATCGATACGCTTTATGAAATCATCCCGGTTCGTAATGCGCTGATCCGATCCTTTCACGCTTGCCAGACTGTTGAAGGCCGCAAGGCGCTCAAGGCAAAAAACTAATAGACGTCGGGAAGTTTTGGGCAAGTGGCGGGAATAAACCGAAAGCGGATGAAACCCGCCGCGAACTTGAACAACTCGGCGCTGACAATGATTTTATCGAGCAAGTGCTTTTTGCTGACGGATTAACGGTTGGTGCAGCACCGGACTTATTCGAAGAACACCTACAAGCCTTTGAGCTTTTTTGTTCGGCTTCGACCCAATGGAATATTGCGTCCGGCGGGTTTGGCGCTCAATACATCGGCCTGAACTATCAAGCACTGCAGTCTATTTTTTGGTTCAACGATATCAAGAAAAAAATCCGTTGTCGGTTGTTTGAAGAGATTCGATTGATCGAGCAGGGCGCTTTGTCTGTTTTAAATAAGAAGTGAGAATATGGCTAATAAAACTTATACCACCGGATTGATCATCACCGGGAATAGTACCGGCGGTGTGAAGGCTATTAAGGCGACTCGCGAGCAGTTAGAGCAGTTGAACGCCAGCCAGAAAAGCGGGGCAAAGCACTCCAGGGATTTTGGCACAGCAGCAAATAATAGCTTTCTGAGTATATCAAAGTCAGCTCTTGGCGCGGCGGCTGGTATTGCTGGCGTGACAGTAGGCATTCGGTCGCTTGTCAACGGCTTTCAGTATGTGCTTGAAGTTGGCGAGAAGTATGAAAGACAACAGCTTAGAACTGAGGCGCTTGTTAAATCAACAGCGGGCGCGGCTGGCCTTTCTTCAAAAGCTCTAGGCGAGCTTGCTGACGATGTTGCTTTGAATACACTGCAGTCTGTTGATGGCGTTAGTAAAGCCATCAACATTATGCAGACGTTCAGAAGTGTGACGGGTGATACGTTTAAGCAATCTATTGCTTTGTCCGCTGATTTAGCAACGGTGATGGGCGGGGATATTACGTCATCAGCGCTGCAACTCGGCAAAGCATTGGAAGACCCGGTAAAGGGCATCACCGCGCTTAGTCGGTCTGGTGTCTCTTTTACCGAGTCTCAAAAAGAGTTAATCAAGTCACTTTCAGAAACGGGAGAAAAAGCCGAAGCGCAGAGAATAATTCTTGCCGAGCTTGAGAAGCAGGTTGGGGGTGTCGGCGAGGCCGAATCAAAAGGGCTTTCAGGCTCTTATGATACGCTCGGACAGAAGGTTGATGAGTTAGCGCTTTCTTTTGGCAGGGCAACCGATGCGGGTGGTCTGTGGAAAGACTTTATCGACCAAATGGCGAGAGGTGTTGGTGAGGCGACAAAAATAATCGATGAAAACTTCAATGTCGACGCAGCAACAAGCTACTTTAATAAGTCATTAGAGCTTCAGATTAAAATTCAATCGCTCGAAGAAAGCGGAACTGCGCGCTCTATTGCTCAAGCAAATAGACTTAGACAGGAGCGCGTAAAGCTCCTTGAGTTGCTAGGGGATGAAGTTGAGGCGAGCAACGAGCGGGCAAAATTAGCGGCCTCTGAACATCAAGTCCTTGTTGCTAGAAAAAAGGTAATGGATGCGGTTGTCACGACAACAAAAACGCTGACAGAGGAAGAGAAGGCTCGGAAAAGAGAGCTCGAAGCAAATATTGCGTCGAATAAGTTGCTGGTTGAGACGCTTAAATTTGAGAATAAAGCTCTCCTGCTGTCTGACAAAGAGCGCTATATACAGATAAATTTGAGAAAGCTCAATGCTGATGCAACAGCAGAAGAGGTTAAGCAAGTAAGGAAACTATCTAGCAGCTTGTTTGACCAAAAGACCGGCGCGGAATCAGCGGCAAAAGCTCAAGATGATTACGTCAAGTCATGGAAAAACGCAGGCGAGCGCGTGGCGTCTACTCTGCAAAACGCAATTGCTACAGATGATTGGTCGGGGCTTGGCACTACGGTCGGCGGTATTTTTGCAGGATCTTTGGCAGGTTTGGTTACAGATTCGCTTGTTGAAACGCTTGGCTCAGATGAGTTCGGCGCCATGCTTGGCCCTGTCCTTGGGGGTGTTGCCGGAGGCATTGCAGCTCTAGCAATTAGTGAGCTAAGTGATTATTTTAGCGGTGATGACTTAGACCCAACAGCGCAGCGACAGGCCGCGCAAGGCACCGGGACAATACTCGCAAGTATCAATGAAAAATCAGCGTCTATTGCGAAGGCGACAGATTTAACAGCAGATGCAACGGGTGAGATTGTTAGCATTAACAAATCGATGCTGACGGCACTAAAATCGCTCGAAACCGGAATATCTGGAGTCGTCGCGCAGACAGCAAGAGCAACGGGCGGCATTAGCTTTTCAGCGCCCAAAGTTGATACTAATTTGTTTGATAAAAATCTTATCGGCAAAGGTATAGAGACCCAATTTGATGTAATCGGCAGCCTGTTTTCATTGGGGTTGGTTAACAACCTGGGAGAGCTGATAGGCAAGGCTCTTGGGGGGAAATCGAGCAAGATTGACGAGGGTATTAGAATCCTTGGCGGTGACATCCAGTCGCTTGTTGAAGGGTCGGTGGTTGATGCGTTTGCAACATTTAAAACTAGGAAGAACTTTCTTGACGATTATGACGTAAGCAATAAATTCGCCACTCTCGGCGATGAGATTAACGATCAGTTCGGCCTTGTTTTTAGCGGCATTATCGACAGCGTATCAGCTGGCGCCGATGCGCTCGGCATTACATCCAGCCAGATTGCAGACCGTCTTAACTCTGTCATTTTAGATACACAGATGATCAGTCTTGAGGGGTTGGACGCAGCAGCGCAGCAGGCAGAAATACAGGCAGTATTTAGTAAGGTTTTTGACGATACTGTTAGCGCTGTTGTGCCTTATCTCGCCGAATTCCAAAGGGCGGGCGAAGGGCTTGGCGAAACGCTGGCGCGAGTGTCAACAGAGTTTGATCTGGCGCAAGAAGCATATGCAAGTCTAGGTTTTAAAGTAAGTGCAACGTTTGGCGACTTAAACCCCGCACTTGCCGTGATGGGTAAGGTTGGCGATGTGATGAGCGGTTTGCCGTTGCCGATGGAGTTGTTTGTTCAGGCTGCAGATGATCTCATCAGTAAAACAGGCGGCATTGAGGCGTTCAGCTCTGCTTTGTCCGGCTTTGAAAGAAATTTTTTAAGCGCTGAGGAACAGACAGTTAACTTATCAAGACGGCTGGGCGAGGCTTTGGGTGATTTACCGCTGCCGGAGACCCGAGACGGATTCAAAGAATTGCTACAAGCTCAGGACGCTATGAGCGAGGGAGGCCGAAACAACATAGCCACATTGCTGCAGCTTCAGGGGGCTGCTGATCAATACTACAATGCACTTGAAAATGCTGCAAAAGACGCAGCGGACTCAGTCGCCGTGGTATTTGATGTGATTGTTGAGAACATAGAAGAAGCAATAATAAGTTTTGCTGAAAAAAACAAGGAGGCACTCTCTTCTTTTGACTCAAAATTTGCGCCGAGTGATGTGATACGAGAGCGTGAAATAGCCAAGCTTACAGCGGCAATCGCTGAAAGCAATTTAGTCTTGCCGGACACAAGAGAGGGGTTTTATTACCTTAAAGAGTCGTTAGACATCACGACAGAAGCGGGCCAAAGAGCAGTTGAAACACTTCTCTCGCTGCAAGGCCAGGCCAATACTTACTATAGCTATTTAGACGATGCAGCAGCGGCGGCAGCGGAAACCGCAAATGGCATCGCGGATGCAGCAGCGGCGGCGGCAGGAGATGCAATATCAGCATTCTCTAAAATGCTTTCGATAGCTGCAGACAATACGGGCGATGCCATTTCACGGCTGCGTGATTCGGTCGAGGCTAGCAAAGATTCTCTGCGCTCCGCCTACAGCGCAACCGTTGATGATAAAAATGCTGGGTTTTCGGAAAGACTAGAAAGGATCAGAGCAAGCTCCGAAGAATACATAGATGGACTAAAAATAGCGGAAGACCTCCGCCTAGAGGCTGCAAATGATGCGCTTTCCGCAGCTAAAGGCGGCCTGAGTTCAATCAGGGCAGAGATTAATGCTGTGTCAGGCGCGCTCGAAAGTTTGCGCGCAGAATCGCTGCCCAAAGAGATGCTGCGCGGCCAAGCGCGGTCAACTCTAACCGCCGCATTATCAAGCGGTAATTATGCTGGCGTTGGTGATGCGGCAGAAATTGCCGCCGATATACGTTCTAGCGATTACGCGACAGCTGTTGATTTTGCAAGACAACAAGGACAAACAAGGATACTGCTAGAGCAGTTAGAGGCATCTGGGGCAATTAAAGAAAGTGCGGCAGAGCGCACAGTGTCAATGCTTGAAATGCAGATAGAAGAAATCAAGTCATCGTCAGCGGCAGAGGTAGAGGCTGCAATTGATGCGCGTGATTTTTGGCTTGAAAAGGCAACTGCTCAGCATGAGGCGGAGTTAGAAACGCTGCAAACAATTCATGATGCCGAGATGAGCGAACTGGATTCGATATTAAAAACAGCTGATCGGCAGCTTAATGCGCTGCGCGGTGTTGAGTACACGGTTGGGAGCATAAGCGAAGAAATGGCAAGGTTTTCGGCTGCGATGAAAGAAGAGGCGATGTGGCAAAAAATGAACCAAATGGACGTTGCGGCGATGATAAGTTCAATGTCAGCGCATCTTCCTGCGATGAATGACGCTGGCATTGATGTTCCAGGCTTCGCCAGTGGAGGCAGTTTTGGTGGTGGCTTGAGGGTTGTTGGTGAAAAAGGGCCAGAGCTTGAATTTACCGGCCCTAGTCGAATCATGAGCAATAATGACTCTCGGGCGCTCTTTGATTCGTCCGCAATTGTTGGCGAACTGCGAAACCTTGGCAGGCGTCTTGAAACGTTAGAGCAATATACTCGCCAGACAACTAGCAATACTGCGCAATCAGTGAAGTACGCCAAGCGCTGGGATGTAGACGGTATGCCGCCGGAGAGAGTTGCATGAAGATAATACCGCCAATCACGGTTACTGATGCAAAGCTGACGGCGTCAAATGTGCCAGAAGCCGAGCATACAGAATGGAGCAGTGTAACCGCATATACCACGGGTCAAACAGTCAGAGTGACAACGACGGGTGTGCATAGAGTTTATGAAGCATTAACGGGCAGCACAAATAAGGCGCCGCAAAGCAATCCAGCGGAATGGCTAGACGTTGGCCCAACGAATCGCTGGGCGATGTTTGATGGGAAAATTGGCACAGTTACATCGTCTACTGCTGCATTCGCAACTGGGACTGGCACCGGGATACAGGTCGAGGTAACGCCAGGCGAGGTTGCTAACGCCGTTGTTTTATTCGATGTTTATGCTGATTCTGTGAGAATAGAGGTTATCGATCCGTTAGATGGCGCGGTATACGATGAACTTTACCAAATGATAGATAATGCTGAAGTTGTTGATTGGTACTCGTATTTCTTCGCGCCTATCACCCTGGTGGAGGTTTTGACTATTACCGATCTGCCAGCATACGGAACTGCCAAGATAAGAATCAGTATTGATAAAGATGGCGAGGCCGCGCGGTGCGGTGCGCTCGTAACCGGCAGGCAGTCGGTTGTGGGTGATCTATTATATGGCGCAAGCGCTGGGATTGTCGATTATTCAAGAAAGGAGACGGACGATTTTGGCGTAACTGACGTTGTGAAGAGGGGGTATAGTCGCCGCGCTGACTTTGATGTTGTGTTTGCGTCAGGCAAAACAGACGCAATGATACGACTGTTAGCAAAATATCGCGCAACACCCGTTGTCTGGGTTGGTGCCGAGCATAGAAGATCAACGATTATTTATGGGTACTATCGCGATTTTAATATAGTGCTTAGTAATAAAGTGTTCACAGACATGACAATAGAAGTCGAGGGGCTAACATAATGCCAGCACCAACAATAACCAGTTTACCGCCAACACCGAGCAGGAATGATTCGCCGGATGACTTTTCATCAAAAGCAGATGCATTTATTGCGGCATTACCAACTTTTGTAACTGAGGCAAACGCACAGGCTGACTTCAACAACACGGCGGCAGGAAATGCAGCCACATCAGAAGTTAACGCCGCTACATCAGCAGGTAATGCCGCCACTTCAGAAACCAATGCAGCCACGTCCGCAGGTAATGCAGCCACATCAGAAACTAACGCGGCCACGTCCGCAGGTAATGCCGCTACGTCTTACGCGAACACCCTCGCACTAGATGGATATGCAGAAGAGTGGGCAATAAACCCTGAAGATTCGCCAGTATCAATTGCAGCGGGGGGCGATGGTGTTACAACGTTTTCATCGCTACATCATGCTGCCAAAGCAGAGGCATCTGCCAGCGCTGCTGCCGCCTCAGCCGCCTCAGTTGATATGCCAACGATTGCAGGCCAGGGTGGAAAGTTCCTGACGAACAATGGTGTAGACGAGATGTCGTGGGCAGAAACACCACATGATTATGAAATATTACAGAACTTCGCAATCACAGGCTCGCCATTGGCGATTGAGTTGGCCCTACCGTCAGGTTATTCATCCTACCAACTGCGCGTACAAAGTATGACCGCCGCAATTAGCACCGTTCTCTACGTGAGAACATCCTCCGATGGGGGCGTTAGTTTTGACTCCGGTGCATCAGACTACGTAACGACAATTAACTCGTTGGCTGAGGGATCAACCACCGCATACACAGCAAGATCCACCGCAACCGAAGGGCGATGCGCATCTGCCGTGTATGCAACCTATACAGGGGTGATAGAGATACTCAATACTGCGGTAGGCGATGACACGCTCATGCTTATCGGTGTGGTCACTGGAGATAGATATAGTCACGGTATGATCAGGCGAGCGTCAACGGGCGTTGTCGATGCCATCCAGCTTTATTTGTACGCGGGCGCAGCACAGGCTATTACATCGGGGACAATAACACTCGTGGGGATTAAATAATGGCTAACAAAATAGTAAATGGCACTGTTGTCACCATGTCCACCGCAGACATCGAGGCGTTATCAGTAGGTGGTGTGCAGTCTTTGGTGCCAACGGTTGTAACTATGCGTCAAGCTAGACTGGCGCTACTAAGTCAAGGGCTTCTGTCAAATGTCGATATAGCCATTGCAGCATTACCGGAGCCAGACAAGTCGGCAGCACAAATTGAGTGGGAGTATTCGCAGACAGTTGAGCGCAACAGGCCATTTGTTATGACTCTTGGTGCGGCGCTTGGGCTTGATGATGCAGCGCTTGATGCACTATTTATTCTTGCAGAAACATTATGATAATCCATTTTGCCGCTGCCGATGACGAAGTTGGTTTGTTGATTAAAACCATGACACTTAGCCAATTTAGTCATTGTGCGATTGAGATTGACGGGCAAATCTGGGAAGCAACCTTTAAGAAGGGGGTGTCGGTTTGTGACAAAGCCGACTTTAGAAGCCGCTATCCTGAGTCTGAAACTATCGAAGTTTTTGGTGATGATGAGGCAGCACTGACGTTTTTGGATGCTCAGTTGGGTGCTGGCTATGATTTCCCAGCACTTTTTACACTGGCACTAAGGGAAAATTGGCAGTGTCCTGAAAAATGGTTTTGCTCTGAATTGGTTGCGCAGGCATTGATATGCGCGGGAGTGCTGTCAATTAATCATGATGTCAGCCGAGTAACCCCGCGTGACTTGTGGTTAAGCAGTAAGATTGTTTGGCGAAAGTAGTGCCGGTCTCTCCCGGCTGTCACATCCTTATGCAGTTGTCGCGCCCATTTTAGCATCCTTGCGGGTGGTGGGCGCATTATACACAACCCAATTCAGCGCGCCAGCCGCCTTTTGTGCTTTTAATGTTCGCGCGATGGTATTAAGTCGCGTCTAAACGAATAAAGTTTAGTGCCAACGACTACCATATCTTTTTGCAGCCACTGCGTGACCTGGGGTGGCAAAACACCTT